CTAAACGGTAAAGTGATAAAAGAACCACCGTCATATATCTTAGCTACATGATTACCAGCACCGGCAGAGGTGTCTATCCAGACAAGCCCTTCAGCAAGTGAAACCGTTGGTGTGGTTGCAGATGTGTGAATAGCGTTGACACGTATGTCTACAGCGGGAAAGGATTGCTTTACAACCTTCTTGATTAACTGTAATTGGTCATCACCCTGAGACACAGGATCACTCGCAGTGGGGTTAGTTATTACTAACTCATCAATATAATTCGCAACTTCTAGGGCCATTATGGATACCCTCCTGTATTCATTACCCTCAACTCAGAACCAGAGTGACGGTCAAATATGTCTCTTTCTTGCAAGTCCTTTGCAGCCTCTAGCAATAGACTGCCCCATGTCTGTATCCTGCCATCATTCATAAGGAATGGTTCCGCTTCTAGTAATGCTCCGTATAGATAGATGTCTGGATTCTCTGTCAGCATCGTTTCTGTGGGATTCGCAACAGATAGATTGTCAATCTTTTTAAGGTATAGCATAGATGTCGTATAGACCACATCTGGTGACGGTCCTAGTTTAACCTTTCTTGTCCCACCATCAGAAAATAAAGTAAATGCTTGTGGTTTTCCAGAGGTGCTTCCAGCCCACATCCTACTCATCATTTCTGGCGTGATATAAGACAGCGGGGTTAAAGGACTAGTGGTGAGATGAAACTCTCTCATCCCATTAAATCCAGTAGGAAGGCTGTAATCTTTTGTACCAGCAACCGTTGATAGTGCAGTGCTAATATTCTCCATAAGGGATATACGCAGACGGCGATTCATCTTCGCCTCCGCCAAAGCTATAAACTCTGGTATTCTGTCAGTCAGATCATCCCTGTCTAACCAGTTAGCTACAGCGGTCTGAAGCTCTGCGTATGTCGAGATAGCCATTATCTACGAGATATAAAGTAGACGCTGTTATTTAATATGCCGAAATTTGTTTGCGTTGCTCCGGCTTGACCGGGATTATATAACCACATAATTATAGCCTCGTTGGTGTAGTGCGTAGAAAAGCGTTATCAGGGTCATTGAGATATTTCTTCATCAATTCACCGTCTTTCTCTATCGCGCCATTAGTGTCCTTCATCCACTGCTCCCATATGCCTACAGGGATGGACGCAACTGTCATTCCATGATGTTGCTTACCGAATATGTTTTTATCGCCGTAATTATTCAGAAGCTCCTTGTTCTTATTTAGGATGTCTTCTGCGTCCTGATGGGTTACAATACTGGAGGTGCCATCAGCATGATCCTCTACAGTAGTCGGTCTTGTATATTTCATAATGGTAATGACCCTGGCGTTTCTGACATCTTCTTTAATGATGCAACCGCTTTCTTTACAGATGCCTTTTCACTGTAAGGCTTTTTATTCCCTACCATTTTTTCTTTGGGCTTCTTAAGCCCTTCTTTAAGCAATGCTCTACTCATTAGCCCCTCGATGAGAATGGGCAGGGGCCGAAGCCCCCACCCAAAAACAATTACGATGCTTTTATACCAATAACAGTACCGGATGCCTGACCATTCTTAGCACGAAGGCCATACTCAGCAACCATCATCTGTTTGATGGAATCACCAGTCTTAGCAAGGGTTTCGGTTTTGAAGGGACGTAGATAGTCTACGCTCCAGAAATCGTAATCCAAGACATACAACTGGTTAGCTAAACAGAAACGGTTAGGTACAATTTTAAACGTACCAAAGTCCGTCACGATCACATCAACAGAGTTGATAGCGGCTGCCGGGGATGCTTTATCATGGTTGGAAACGATATCCGCAACTACTGAACCAGCCAGAGACGATAACTTAACCTTTAGCGTAGAGTCACACATGATTACATCAGGTGTACCACCAGCCTTCCAGACCTGTTCAACACAGGTATTAAGCATACCCATTGTCAACACAACGTCAGCACCACTAGCCGCTTTTACCGCGCCACCATTATTGTTGGCATTCGCTACCGCAGCGGCAGTCGGACCATCAATAATATTGGAATCTCCAGCAACTGTACTACCCATATAGTTGTTCAGAGAACCAGTGGCTCTAGCTGCACCAGAAGAACCAGCCGACTTAGCGGTTTCACCAGTAAGCATAAACTCCATATCGCGCTTAATTTCTTTTGCGCGCTTAGCTAACTGATAAGCCTGACTTGACTTACGGCCCGCCCAATCTACAGCTTCTGCCGTACCTGATGTCTGAACTGCTTTCTCAGAAATCTGAGTGTAGTTCGTCAACAGGGTTGGCTGTGCAACTGCCAGCGATCCTGGATCATCACCCTCTAATTTGCGGTTAGCGGCGGCGGCTGTCAACTCATCTTTCTGCCACTCAAAGAGAGTGTTAGAAGCAGAGCCTCGACCAATACCAGACATAAACGGCGTGTCTGTCGGGCTTATATTATAAATTATATCGCTTAAATCTTCTCGGATTTGTATACCACTGAAGGTTAAACGAGTGTTTGCAGGAACTGCCATAGCATATCCCTCCTTAGTTAAATGTCTACGAAATCCTCTAAGAGTGCAGACGCATCATTGACATGACCGGACCCTCGAAGACGCTTCATTTGGGCAGTACGTTTCTTTTTATCACTTACCTTACCTTCTCTCGGAGAACCTACTCGAACAACCTTAGGTTTGTTCTTCACCTTTTTTGCTTTGACATCAGATTTCTGTAGCGCATCATACTTTTGCGCTTTCATAAGTGTTAAGAAGTATCTGTGGTCAATAAGGTTGCTTAAATCCTGCTCAGTAAAACCATTGCTGTGAGCGTACTCACGCATATCATTAGTAAGCTGTGTCCTTGTATCCGAATCCGACCATTCTGGTAAAGCCTCTACCAATCTATGTTGTTCAGATAAACGGAAATGTTCTCGACGTTGAGCTTGCTGTTGTTTTTGCGCTAATGCTACTTGCTCTCGTTGCTGCATATTATACGCAACTTGGTTTTGCATCGCAGACTGTTCCTCTTTCTTAGTTAAATAATCAATAGGGTCTTCATTTTTTAATGCTTCCCAATCTACATTTTGGTAGGCATCAAGACCTGCTACTGAATGTTCTATAACTTGAGATAAGGCTGAAATATACTGCTGACGCTCCTGTTGTACTGCATTGATCTCAGCGTTATATTGACCATATAAATGCTCAATAGCTTTGCGACCTTCAGACAACTCTTGCGTCTTTTTGGTGTAATCCGATTGGCGACTATAGCCTTTCATAAGTTCGTCAAGGGTTACTTCCTGTTCTTCACCGTCTACTTTGACGGCATACAGGAGTTCCTCTTCGGCTTCTTCATCGGGTTCCTCAGATTCTTCTTCGGCTTCTTCAGCCTCTTCTTCCTCTTCGGGTTCCTCTTCCAATGATTCGTCTTGAGTTTCCTCGGTAGACTCTACATCTTCGGCAGGTTGAGCTTCCTCAGTTTCAGGAGTTGCCTCTTCAGGGTCCATTAAACTAAGTAATGCTTCTTGCGCTTCGACTATACTTCCATCTAGCGCAGGGATTGGCTGTAATCCAGCCGGTGCTTGCGGGGCAGTTTGCGTATCCGCCATGATTAAATTCCTCTATTCAGATATATGGGTGTTGCTTTTCCATCATCTTAGCCATGTGTCCAGTTTCAACTATGGACCTTATATGACCTTCGATTCTTTCGAGCAGTCTTATTGCAAGCCAGATAGATTCTCTAGCTTCCAAATCTGTAGAACCGCTGTGGGACCAACGGTTCATTAAATCTTCTTTCAATACTTCAAATGCTTCCTGTAGTAACTCATCATCAAGGAGCCGTTTAGCACGTTCCTCTCTATTTGTATCTATCATATTATCCTAGTGCTACTGGCCTCCCTTGCTTTTCTTCGAGCTTAAGTTCTGCAACTTTAAGTTGCGCGTCTACAGCATTTTTCTGGTACTCTTGCTGAATCTTCTGCGCTTTTATTTGGACTTCAGCAGATTTAATTTCTAGTTCTTTCTGCTTCACCTGCATCTCCATCTGAGCCATCTGTTGTTCTGGGGACGGTTGTGGAGGTTGTGGTGGGATTGTTGCTGGGTTAGTCAGGAAGTCATCAACATTCTGAAATCCCATTGCTTTAACAAGCGCAGCACTTAAGTTATACATATTCTGTATATTAACAATAGGTAAGCCACCTTTCATTGATTCGCCAGCAAAGGATAGCATCTGAGATAGGTGCATCATTTGTTGGTCTTTATTCCCGTTACCAAGAGCTACACTAACAGTGCAATCATACTTGTCACTCCATGAGTCAGGTCGAACAGGAACCCAGTCATTACGTAGCATGACAACACGTTCCTTATCCTGATACTTGTGTACAAGCTCATAGATTGTACGCATTAAATCTTTCATTCCAGTTTCTGCAAAGTTCCTGGCTATAAGCTCTACCCTGCTTTGTGCAGCAGTCATTACAGCATTCACTGCGGTAGCGGTAGTATGAGATGTCAGAGCGTTATCGTTCATGCCCTGGGACATGCGAGAGACACCGGCCCTGGATTCTCTTACACTATCAAGATACTCAAGCATCTGAAATGTATGAGGTTCTAAGGATGGCGTAGCCAAAGGTGTAACGGCATTGGGGGATTTTACTCTGACTACACCACCCGGTCTTTGTGTGAGCAAGTCATCTAAGTTCGCTTGCCCTTCCAGTACGGCGTACCTCCCGTAGTTCTGGTTATAGGCGTTGTCCATTAATGTTCGCATCAAAGTGCTCTTCATTAACTGCAAATCCATAACAAGGTCAGCCATAGATAGCCCAAAGAACTTATGTGGAATCTTTACAGGAGTAATAGATACGAATGGGATAGAATCTATCTCATCGTTATCTAGGACAGTAGAGCCAACAGTACAAACCTTGCGGAGTTCTGTTATCCCATCATCGTTAAAGTCTGTCTTGAGATAAGATTCATGTAACCAGTAAGTGCGTAACCCTTCTTCCCCGTAAGTCGAGTCACCCCAACCTTCCCAATACTGAGCAGACTTGTCGAAAGAATATCTTTCAAGACGTTCAGCGCTGAAGTCCATCATATTCTCATCGCCACCCTGGAGGTCTTCATGCTCAAGATTCTGATCGGGATACATCTCCCTAAGTTCAGATAGGGTCTTCAATACTCTGTGGCAAACAAAACGTGCGTCCTGTATAGTCTTAGATTCCCTAGATATCAGGAATTCAGACGGTGGCACATTCTCTATCTTTACCCTGCCATCAGTAACTGTTCTTTTTATTACGACATCGTTTAGCATAGCTGGCATACCATTTTCCATATCATCATATTCGGTATGCTCTATAACTTCCACATCTGGGTTAGACAGTAATGCTGCTAACTCCATCTCATTTAATCGTTTGTACTCTTCCCTAACCGCTTCATCGTACTCTTCCCACCACACTTTTACGATCCCGTTCTTAGATAAAAGGGCATCCGTGAACCAAGAGTATAGTATCTCCCAACCCGGATTGTCTTTTGTAAAAACGTAATTAACGTAATCTGTAGCCTGTTCAGCCATCTTTACGTCTTCCGGACCATGCGGAATAAAATAACCATTTCGTCCCCGGATGCAAATACACGCATGAGCGAGGGCTTAATCCACTCTATGGTATCCTGTACTGTGGAATCAACATACTGTGATCGACCTTCTACTTCGTTACCAAAGGGTTGACCATAGTAGTATGCCATAGCCTGTTCACGCTGTTGGGATATGGTATCACCCATATAACCAAGGGAATCGGTTATTTCTCCGCGAATCCTAGTAATCAGGTCTTCTTCAGTTACTTGTTCTTTAGCCATTAAACGATTCCATAGTTACCATAAACTACATCCTTTGTCCATTCTGGGTCTTCACCTGCTACAGCAAAGCGTTGTGATTGGAAGGCGTAACGTGTTGCAGACATGATGTCATCCCGTAAGGGTACAACTTTGCCGCCTTTCCTGTGATACATCCTGAACTCCTCAAACCAATCTGGTAAGGTTCTGAATACCTTAAACTTATTATTTTCCATAGCCTGTATCATTGCCATTAAACCTTCTTCAATACTGTTACCACCCTTATTCTCTCCTAAAGCGGGTGGATTAGTAAAGTGATCCAGCCTCATATTGCAGCCTAGATTACGATACTGGTCAGCCAGGCCGGGATTACCCATAGAATCTCGTCTATTACCGTCATGGGGATAAGCAATGGGGATAAAATTGGGCCTAGAGCGTATAACTTCTGAATGAGAAGCGGGTGACGCTTTTGACATCCTATAACAATCATAGACATAAAACATATCCTCATCACGATCAATAGCACACCAAACTACTGCTGTCGGATGATCCCAACCAAAGTCTATCGCTGCTATTCTAGGCCAATGATCCTCTATACTTATAGGATCGACCATTAGTTTCTCTTCATTAATAGGAAATATAAGGCCAGAACCTATAGAGGGTCTGCCATATCTCCGCATCTCTCGTTCATGTGGGCTGTAACTGGACAGTATCTGCTCCATTACTAGCTCATTTAGATGACCATTATTACCGTCTTTAGTCTTGACTTTCTCAGATGCGTCATCCCATGTCGCATTTACCAAAGACTGTCCGGGTTGAAGGTTATTGAAGGATGCAACTGTCTCGGTCATCCCTGCTTCCGGGGTAAAGGTCATATACACCATACCCTGTCTGTCAAGAGTACGGGTTACTGCCTGTGAGTAGATTTCTCTGCTTGGTTCCTCATCCAACCAGATACAGTCTACCGATCTGCCTTGCCATTTCTCTACACCCATCTCATAGGCTTTGAAGAATAAAGAAGAGTTCCCACCGCTAACGTGCTTGATTAGAGCTACCGATTTGGCATTAGGGACGCCGGGTTTCCGTTCGGTTTTAATTATATGGTTTTTCGGTATAGTACCGGAACCAAACGCTTCCGGGTCATCTGGGGAACCCAATAATTCAAATTGTACAATGTCTCTCGTTGTCTCGTTGGACACCCCACCTGCCCATGCAACGATAGGATGGTCATATTCCCTGCCTTCCCACCAATCAGGGTATATACCTGTCAGATGGTAAGATAACTCCATACTCCCGCAGTAGGACTTACCTATACGGTTAGCAGCCATCAGGAGCCTCTGGTTTGCCTCTGAGCCACCTTTATGGAACTTTAGTTGATAAGGGTAAGGGTCATAGGCTTTTATCCTGTTAAACCTAGCACGTTCGTGTCTTTCACGTTTGTGCTCCCGCCTACGTTCCTGTACGTCAGTGTTTGACGGTTGATTCGTAGATAGCATCTAGTGCTTCGATCTCACGCTCAAGTTCCTCATCAGATAGATTCTGTACATGAGTGGTTTCTATGCGCTCAACAGGTTTCATACCCATCCTATCCAGTGCATCTTTAGTAGCACCCAGACATACAGATAGGGATTCTTCCTGTTCCATAAGCTGTCTTAGCCTAGATAGGGCTAATGGAGCCATATCAGCCATTATCTTCTCTCTGCGTTGGGTTATCTCTGCTGAATACTTATTCTTCAGTTCCCATGCAGTCTGTTTAGCTCTGGATTCAGCATATCCTACCTCTATGGCTGCTTTAGTAGCATCACCACATTCTAGGTAAGTATCTATCCACCTGCTATGTTTATCATTTATTAATATTTTATCCATTGGTACATTAGCGTTTGAT